TTTTCTCTTTACCTGTGAGATATACAGATTGGAAACCTTCATGCCGGCATTATGTTCAGCCACATACTTCTTTATCTCATCATATGTAGCCTTAGCCTCTGCAGATGTTATATCCATATCATCAAGTTCAATCGTGACATTAATGTAATCATCCGGCTTTTATTTCAGTTGGGACAAAAGAACAACCGTCTCCACATGGCACGATACGTCCTGATTGATGTCAGTTTTCGGGAACTGATCCGGACTATTGTGGACTATAGCAAAATATCTCCGTTTGTTTGCGGGAACATATCAACAAATTCTGTAGCAAAAAAGTATTGATACCATTCGCTATCCATATCACAGCCTGAACCTCTCCCGTTCACGGAAAAAGTTCAACTTTTTTATTCGTTTCTACTATTATAGTGATTCTAACATAAAAGTCAAATTTGACGAAGAACTGCCATCGTCTCCACCTTGTCTGTTCTTCGTACAAAGAACAGGTCAACAGCTATTTTTCGCCCCGACTGATGACTCAACTCCCATGCACTCGACCTTTGGCAAGCTGAAAATTTTAATGGCGATGCTGCTACTTCTTCGCATTCTCTTCCAGTTCCAGCATGTACTTATCAAAATCGGACATGAATAGCCTATCCTGAATCACGCGGTATTTTTCAAATTCGGTTTCGGCCTTTGCCTTGGCAATTTCAGCAGTGATCTTACCTGCATCCTGAAGAACTTCTCTATCATCTGCCATCAGAAATAAATCCAAGCGCTTTGCCCAGTCCGCCATTGTCATCGGAATATGACGTTCCGCACGATCCTCTGCCAAATCCAGATAAGCGGATACAATACGCTCCAGTGACCGCATTTCCTTCTCCGAAAGATAATTCTTCGCAACGCTCACATCACTTTTTACAATCTTACCTTCCGGAGCTGCTGCCCATGTAGTCAATCCCATATGTGGTTTCTCTGCATCTGCACGCTCATAAATCAACTCTGCTGCCGTATGTCCATGAACTGCATAATGCATCTTCTTTTGAACCTTTGCAAAGAACTGCTTTGTTGTTTTTGCTGTTCGGTCATAATCGAGAGCTGTAGCATAGATATCCGTTATCTTCTGATAAAATCTACGCTCAGAGAGACGGATCTCACGAATCTGCTCAAGCAAGCGGTCAAAGTATTCTACTGTAAGCACAGAGCCACCATTTTTCAGGCGTTCATCATCCATGACCCAGCCTTTGATGGTGTAGTCCTTCACAATGCCATTGGCCCACTTACGAAACTGCACTGCTCGCTCATTATTAACCTTGAATCCAACCGCAATAATCATTTGAAGATTATAATGCTTTGTATCACGAGTCACCTGACGGGAACCTTCGGTTTGAACTATTCGGAAATTCCGAATAGTTGCAGACTCTTCTAATTCACTATCTGCATAAATCTTTTTAATATGTTCATTTATCGTTGGCAAACCAACGTCATACAATGTGGACATCATCTTCTGTGTCAGCCATATATTCTCATCCTCATAGCGCATCTCAATGCTGTCCTGCTGATCACCAATAGAGGCAATATAGGTTAAGTATTCTGCTGCGCTAGAACGAATGGTTATTTCATCTTTTTTCTTTTTCAAATAGGAGGCCTCCTTCCCCAACAAATACTCTATAATAAACTAATTTCTACATACTCTCATCGTCCGTGACAACGCTTATACTTCTTTCCGCTTCCGCACGGACACAATTCATTGCGGCCTATCTTCTTCGGCCATTTTACTCTTTCCTGAACCATAATAGGAATTTTTCCATCATACATAAGTTCAAGTTCCCTCAGACGATACAAATATTCAGAGATACCCAATATAGCCTGAAACATATGCATAGCTTCATTTTCAAACTGAAGAAGGTATTCTGTTTTCTTTTTTGTTCTGTCTTTCGGATTAGGAATATACGTTATCAGCTGGTCTACTGAATTGTATTCAACATCATTATGACCGATAGCATTTCTCAATTTCGCATTCACGAGTGTTTTCAAAAAGCCTGTGTAAACTTCAGAATCCAAACAGAAATGATATCTTAATGCTTTTGTGAGTTTAATATAGTCCTCCAAAGAATTTACATTCTTCTCAATCGGATTCATAGCATTTATATCAGACCTGTATTTAATATTATTGAGCGCTACAGGTATAACCAACAAATTGCCCAATGCCTCATAAGCATCCAAATAGAACTGTTTTACGCTATCAAAACTACTTGTTGTAGAACCTTCATGTTCAAAATCAAAAGAGTTCTCTTTGCAGTATTGTATAGCTAGTGCAGGTATAAGTCTTTGATATACTGTCATAAACTCATCGTAGACCTTATAGACAAGCTCCTGTAATTCTTCAAGGTGGAACCCATCATGAGAATTAAGAAACTCAATTAAGTTCTTCATTTGTGCTGAATCCATTTTCAATATTCCTGCACTAAATGAAAGATCATTAAGGATATCTTTTCTTAACGTCGAATAAAGACCATGTACCTCAATCATGTGAACAGCTCTCAATGTTTCCGATTCATCTCGACATTGAAAGAACTGACCGGAAAATTCCTTTTGAATCTCTTGGGTTAGATACTCGCTATTATTTTTCGCTAAGGTAAGAATTCTTTTGTAGTTCTTCCACTTTTTAGCGGTTGCATTTAATTGAGATACAGCTTGTACAAATTCTTCATAAGAGTCATCTGTCTTCATACAATTCATATATCGAATAAACGGTGTTACTACCAAGCCCTCTAAGTCGGCTGCTTCTGCTTGTTTTGCTGTTGGAAACTCACCGGAGCATTCAACAACATAATCCGCGTTCTCGTCCTGAGCATCATCAGCATTATCAAAGGAGAAATTTAAACCCGGACAGTCTTTCCCTATTTTCACTTTACCTGACAAGGAAGTTCCACATTTACCGCATGTTACTTCTATCGGATGTTCCTCTTGCCAGCCAACTTGTAAACGCACTCTAGTAATACATCCACAAACTTGGCATTTTATAAAAGTATTAAACACCATGAAAACTTTCTCCTTTCTCCGGATTATATAAACATGTCATCATTCCAAACAAGTTTTACCAAATCAACGAGAACAGCAATTCTCTCAGTAATCTCATTCTTACCAAATGATGCATAAGCTTTAAATCCAAGAGAATTATCAGCAATAAATTTCTTGAATTTAGGGTTATTCTGGTACGCTAATTCACCAAGTGATTCCGTGTAGATATTGCCTTCGTTAGAGCAATACTTCTTAAGCTTATAATCATATTTTGCATCATTTAAGCTTGCATTGATGCTCTTTTGAAGAAGTAATAAAGCACCGATGCTATTTCTCCAACGTCTAAAATCATCTTGGTCAGAATACTCTGCCGTAAACCATTCATAATGATCTGTAATAATATGCTCAATCTCAAACGGATTCTTTGTTTGAGTATTCATGTAATTACAGTAATTTGAGGCAACACCAGTCTGTTCTTCAATATATCCAGTAATACGCGCAAGGATATTTTTGATATATTTCTTAGTAAAACTGTTCAGTCTTAAATCACTTAATGCTGCTGCCGGGTCAAATGCAAGATTGATATACTGCTGTTCTAATTTCTGTTTCAATGTAGGTATGTCTGTCATGCGGATATCCTTAGTAACATTGAAAACAAAGTTTTTAATTGTGCTGTAATCAACAGAGCGGTAATTCGTTACTCTGGATACAATCAAAACATCAATAAATCTTGCTACCAGATTAATCTTCTCAATAATAACTGGCCATGAATCTTCATAACATACAGGTGCTAATAATAGCTGCGGCTGTAATGTGAAGTTAACTTGCGCATTGTAATATACATACTTTGTTTCTTCAGCGAACGTTGTTTCTGCCTGACGGATACGCTCATAAACCTCTGCGAATCTTGCAAATTTCTTTATGAACAACTCGAAATCATCAGAGTCATTAAGACCTAGTTTATCACGTTCATCTCGTACCCACTTGTGGAAGGAACCACCGATGATATCAAAGTCCTTATTTACAGCACCGGCTTTTGTCTCACGGATTGTTTCCGCGTAGTGTGCTCTAAGCCAAGCTTTAATAAATGTCTCATCGCCCTTGTCGTCATCTTTCTTTAATGTAAGAACTTTATCTTTCCAAATACCATTCATCTTTTCACGAGAAGAATCGGATTTAATTTCCGAAAGAATATAGCCCTTTAACATTTCTGTAGATGTAAGGCTCAAACCACGGTCGTTCATAGTAACAAATACTTTATGAGCATCTTGCTCAGTTGTTGCAACAATCTCAATAAAGAATACTTTCTCCGCAACCCAATCACAGAAATGCAATAACATATCATCTGTAATATCAGCAGGAAAAACATCCTGAATATCCTGATATCGACCATAAAGGTTCTTTACAGACTCTCCGGCACCGGTAGTATCAAAATCAGTATCGTTGAAAATTGCATTCATACAATCCTGACGGTCATCAACATTGATGTTGAAAGACTTAGTACCGAAGGATTCTGAGAAAATCATAGTCTCAATCATGTTATAACTCTGGCCGATAGTCTTTAATCTGTTATTAAGATACATCAGCAATAGTGTCAAAGACGAAAATCTTTGCTGACCATCAATAATCGCATTTTCTCTTCCTGCCAGAACAATGGAGCCCATGAAATATGTGCCATAATCAGCTACAGCTTGTCTTGGATCATCTGTTTTATAATATTCCAAGAATTCTGATGTAAGGTCATCGATCAATTCTTCTATGTGCTTACGCTGCCACATATATTCACGCTGATAATAGTAAATAGAATATTTTGTATTCTGTAATAATTGTTTTAGATTCTTAGGCGAACCTTCAATTTTCTTCATTAGGCATCCTCCTCCAGAAACAGTTTCGGAGCATTAAACCTAATACTTGCTGCTTCTGTCATCACACTCGTGTTTCCACAATCCAACAAAGATAAGCGTAGTCTTAACTCATCAGTGCTTCCATCATGGGCCACATACTCGTCTTTATGTTTTTTGATAAAAGTTGCTGACTCTCTTGAAAAGCCATTTCGCTGCAACAAAATCGTTAATGGATTTGTGGTTCCAAACTCGACATATTCATACCAGTTATTATCAAATTCATCGACACCTTGAATCTTTTTATATTCGTTAGAAAACCTCAGAAAATAATTTGAAATACTAAAAAGCACAATATTTTCAATAGCCTCTAGCGTATCAGCAAACACTACATTCCTGTGTTCCTTCGAGTTATCATTATAAATAGTTGGTGGCTGGTATGCTGACACCCAAAAATTCTCCGGATGTTGCTTATGATAATCAATTGCTCTCTGCATGATGTAACTCAGTCCAGAGCCTTCCATCCATTGCGACAGTATTACTGCATACCATTTTCTCTTTGATTCGTTTCCAAGTGTCGATTTCTCGTAAATAGGCCAGTCAAATATTTTTGAGAGCTTGTTGAAAAAGTCAATGATGTCATCATATTTGAAGCCATTTTTAGAAGACGGATATTCCAACCCGTTCTTAATGGCTATAATTAGCCTCTTGGTCTGGTCTACAGAAGTATTAATATCATCATCCGGCAATGTAGGTGAACTATTGAACTTTTCTCTAATCTGTTGCTCATCCTCTACTGTTAGGAAATCTGAAAACTCCCTATGTACAAGGCTATCACGTTCTTCCATAATATCTCTTAAAAGAATAAGGCCAAACTTGCGCATCATTACATAGGATTCTTCTGACTGGTCCTCTCTACGCTTTGGAATTTCCGAGCTACCACTCTTAAGGATTTCTGCAATATACTTCTTTTCTACTCGTTTGAGAGCTTGCGGATTGCTTTCAATTGACAGTTCTTGTTCCGGTATCGGCTCTTGAAGCATCTCAATATAGCTTTCCGATGATACAGACTTTTCATCTGAAACAAAAAACACATTTCCATATAGGTTATAGCTGATACGACCAACTCGACCAATCAAGTTCCTAAAATCCACCGGATTCATTTTTCTTCTAAAAATTTTATTGTCTGTAATAAAAAGATTATCTGCAGGTAAATTAACACCCTCAAGAAGTGTGCTTGTGCAAAACATTATGGTGATATTTCCCTTTTGAAACAAATCTTCTATACGAGTACGTATGGAAGCAGGCAAATACCCAATATGATAAGCAACGCCCTTCTTTATCATACTGGCGAGATAATAATCTCCGTGCACTTCCTGCATAATATCTTTTGAAAGTGAATCTAGTTCCGGATCATTCTTATCAAGAATACCTCTTGATTCAGCAAAGCTCCTTGCTGCAGCTATTGCCTTTGCACGACCATTGTAATATACAATAGTTTGACTGCGCTTCTCTGGCGGTAATCGTAGATTTTTTCCTTCAAACAATAACAGCATATCATTAAGAGTGACATCCGACTTTTTTATAGCAGCAATCTGAATACGATGATTTGTTCGCTCGTTATAGACCGAAATATTATTATTGATAAGATCCATAAGAAACTTTATCTGCACAACCGGAGAATATGTAGTAGCCAGTTTACTCTCATCACTGCTTTCAATGGCTTCATTCATTAATCGTAAATAAACCTGTGGATTAGGAATATTCGGTGATGCAAAAATAAAATGAGGTTTCTTCTCCTTCTGCAACAGCATATCAACTACTTTATAGTAGAATGGACCTCTGCTATTTTTTCCTGAAAGTTTATGTGCTTCATCAACAAATAGATAATCCACTTCCAATGACGGATTGCTAATTAGCAAATAAAGCAAACGTTCTGGAGTAAGTACAAAAATAAAATTATGATTTTCTTCCAGTGCGATGTCGCTTGCCGCAGTTACAACTCTATAATTACACCGTTTAAGGTTATCTTCCAGATCGTTAATTATTTTAGACCGGACTTCATTGATTAGTGCTTTGGTCGGCACTATAAGCGCATAGTTTTTCTTCGCTCCATGCAAAATTTCGTCTTTGATAAACATTCTCATTATAAAAGACTTTCCCATTGATGTTGGACCAGAATAACTAAAACATGGATCTGTCAAATGATCATATGCTTCTTTTTGAGCACTGAAAAACTTCATTTCCGGTGCTGCTGGAATCGTCAAATAATCATTTCTGAATTGTTCGAATATCTTCTCAAACACATTGATATCCTGATATTCAGAGTTGATAATCTGCAACCCTTGATGATTAC